GGGCAATGAAAAGATTAATTGATGTAACTGAAGCCATACCTGAAGACGCTATTGGCAATCTTAACGGCTTGTTTTATAAAATTGGCTTGCATAACTTTAGTTACTACTGGAACGGGGACGAGTGGCTAAGAAGCCAAAAGCCAGCGCCTTTGATAGAGGCTGCGCTTAAGAAGTGTCGTCATAAATTTTCTTTGAATAACGAGGTTTAAACAATGGCAAAGTTAACGCAGAATGAGCGTGTAATAAACTACCTTAGTCAAGGAAACAAAATAACGTCTTTAGATGCCTGGAAGGAGCTTGGCATTATGCGCCTGGCTTCTCGGATATACGACATCAAGCGCCAGGGTGTTGCAGTTCAAAAAGAGCAGATAACGGTTAAAAATAGGTTCGGCGAAAGCTGCACCGTTTCACAGTGGAGTATGCCTCAATGAACGGTAAAGGATCAGCTCCAAGGCCAATTCCCAACCGGGGACTTTATGAATCTAACTTTGACGCCATATTTGGAAACAAAGAAAAGAAGCCAAAACAAAAGGCTGATATGATGCGTGACATGCGTCAGCGCAGAAAAACTGAGGGGCTGACTGAGATCAGTATTTGGGTAACCCAAGAGCAAGAAAAGCAGGTTATGGAACTGTTGGGAAAATAGGCATATACTGTTGCTATATACAGCAATTTGGAGTTGTTATGGCTAGACATTTGATTATCCCAGACACGCAGTGCAAGCCCGGCCAAGATTTTGAGCATCTTCGCTGGGCTGGCTTGTATGCGGCAGAAAAAAAGCCTGACGTAATTGTCCACGCGGGAGACCATTGGGACATGCCCAGCCTTTCAAGCTTTGATGTCGGAAAAAAGCTTTTTGAGGGTAGGCGCTACGTTGACGATGTAAACTCTGGCATTAACGCTATGAGGATCTTCCTGGAGCCTATTATAGAGGAGCGCCAAAGGCTTATTAGGAACAAAGACAAGCGATGGAACCCTCGAATGGTGTTTACTCTTGGTAACCACGAGAACCGTATTGCGCGAGCTATTAACGATGACCCCAAGCTGGAAGGGCTAATAGGATTTCAGGATTTAATGCTTGAGCAGATGGGCTGGGAGGTTTATGGGTTCTTAGAGCCTGTTGTAATAGATGGAATTTGCTATTCACATTACCACTGCTCAGGCGTGATGGGCCGCCCAGTATCATCTGCGCAGCTTATGCTAAACAAGCTTCATATGAGCACCTGCATGGGCCACGTTCAGGACAGGCAGATTGCATTCTCCAAGAGAGCGGACGGTAAACGAATGACTGGCGTGTTTGCCGGTATATACTACACTGAAGATCAAGACTACCTAAACCCTCAGACAAACAATAGCTGGAGGGGGATTTGGATGTTTAACGAGGTAGACGAGCATGGGCAGTTTGATGAGATGCCTATTAGTTTGCCCTACTTAAAATCGGAGTACGAAGGCAAATGAGTGATGCAATCAACCCTGACCACTACAAGTCTGGCAGCATAGAATGTATTGATGCAATCCAGGAATCCATGTCTAGCGATGCATTTAAAGGCTACCTAAAGGGTAACTGCATGAAGTACCTTTGGAGGTATGAGACAAAGCACCCTGACAAGCCAGGGCAGGATTTGGCCAAAGCTATGTGGTATCTTTCTAGGCTCAAGACCTTTGTGGAGGGAGAGAGTGAATAAAGTTATTAATCTAATTAATGCTAAAGAGGTCTCTAAAGAGGTCTCTAATGGTAGCTCGGCGATGCTGCTAAAAAAAGTATATTGTGAGTGTGGCCAAGAGATGAAGTATTGGCTGTGCGAGAAAGAAGAGACAGCTTACGGCGTTTGCGACATATGCCACCTATCTTCACCTACTGAGATAGAATGGACTGAAACTATCGAGGAAGACCAGTAATAGGGTATAATCGGACTATGATAAGGATAACGATAGACGAAGACATACACGAGGCTGATGTAGAGTTGGTAAACGACTTTGCCCTGGCTTTGACCGACAAAGATAGGCATCTGATGGAAGAGGTGATTTATTTAACCTGGGAACGGCTAGACTGCTCCTGTAGATGCTATGAAGTAAACTGCATATGCGAGAAGATATGAGCAGACCATCAATATTCACTTCTGATTTGGGTGACAGCATTTGTTACAGGCTATCAATGGGCGAGAGCGCCAGGCAGATATGCCGGTCAGACCAGATGCCTAGTCTATCTACGCTGATGAAGTGGCTTACAGAGACAGACAAGAAAGAGTTTTCGGAGCAGTACGCGAGAGCTAGAGACTGTCAGGCTGACTTTTACGCAGATGAGATCGTAGACATAGCTGATGAGCTGGGTGATGACGTAGACAGTAACGCTATTAACAAGGCTAAGCTACGCATAGATTCACGCAAGTGGAAAGTTGCTAGGATGGCCCCCAAGAAGTATGGAGACAAGCAGCAGTTGGATGTAACGTCCTCTGATGACTCATTCCAGCCTACTATCATCACGCTAGTAGCAGAGCCTTTCCCTGAGTTTGATAATGGCCAAACCCACTAAAGCAGAGATCAGGCTACCGCCTAAGATTGTTTCTATATTCGAGGGTGAGGCCAGGTATCGTGTGGCTTATGGTGGTCGAGGGTCAGGTAAGACTAGATCCTTTGCATTGATGACTGCAGTCGTAGGATACAAGTGGGGTATGTCCGGGCAGAGTGGGCAGATCCTATGTGCGCGTGAACACCTCAACTCCCTTGATGAATCATCCCTTGAGGAAATTAAATCTGCTATTCGCAGCGTTGACTGGCTGGCCGCTTATTACGAGATAGGCGAGAAGTTTGTCAGGTCTAAAGATGGGCGTATCAACTACGTCTTTGCCGGTCTAAGGCGCAACCTAGATTCAATTAAGTCAAAGGCTAGGGTTATCTTGGCATGGGTAGACGAGGCCGAGGGTGTGTCTGAGTCCGCCTGGCTAAAGCTTATTCCTACAGTCCGAGAAGATGGCTCTGAGATATGGGTGACATGGAACCCGGAGACAAAGCAATCAGCCACTCACCGCCGGTTTAGATTGAACCCTCCAGAAGATATGAAGATTGCGACTATCAACTGGCAGGATAACCCTTACTTCCCTGATGTCCTTAACCGTGAGCGCCTAGAGGACAAGAAGCTACGCCCTGACATGTATGACCACATCTGGGAAGGCGACATGCTAATCCATGCTGATGGTGCGTACTACGCAACAGAGATGCGCCTGGCTAACGAGGAGGGTAGGCTTGGGGTAGTGCCATACGACCGCGCTGTTGGCGTTGTAACGGCTTGGGATCTTGGGGTAGGCGATAGCACCTCTATCTGGTTTGCGCAGTTTGTAGGGCAGGAGGTGCGCCTTATAGACTACTACGAGTGCAGCGGTGTAGGTCTGGATCATTACGCTAAGGTTTTGGCTGATAAAGGCTACCATTACGAAAGTCACATCCTTCCGCATGATGTCAGGGTGAGGGAGCTGGGGACTGGCAAGTCTAGGCTAGAGACTCTTGAGGCGTTGAGGGTTACCCCGGTGGTAATAGCGCCACAGCTTGGAGTGGATGACGGCATCCAGGCTTCCAGGACCATGTTGCACAAATGCTGGTTCGATATTGTTAAGTGCGAGCGAGGCATTGATGCTTTGCGACAGTATCGCCGAGACTATGACGACAAAAACATGGTGTGGCGTGGGCGCCCATTGCACGACTGGACCAGTCACTGCGCCGATGCGTTTAGATACCTGTCAGTTGGTTACAGGCCAGCGACAAATTGGGGTGAGCCCATCCGCAGGAACCTTCAGGGAATTGTTTGATTTGTGATATAATCGGCCATCTATAAATTACATTGAGATTTAGGGTATGGCTGGAAGAATTAAAGGTATTCTTGAGTTTGTTTCTGAAGCAATTAAAGATGCAAAATATGACAGAGCTGAGTTTGACCCTAGATTTTATCCAGGTGGAAAGCTGAGAGTCAAAGATTCCCCTGAATATCGCGCTAATGTAATCGACACAGGCACTATGATTCCTCAAGAGCGCCTTGCTCTACAAGACCTAGAGGGAAGGCCATACTTTACAACAATGTCTGACAGAACTGCTGCTGGCGGTTTGCTTGAGGGCATCGGTAACAAGCCGCTTGCTCATCCTATCCGCTTAACTGGCGGTCAAGATTATATGCGTGATGACACTGGTGAGCTTTGGGCTTCTGCCAAAGGCGTTGTGCCTGACATGGTAAAAACTGCCCGACAGCTAGAAGATCAATACGGTGTGCCTCCCGTCTTTATGCCTTGGAGAATGGCTCCTAGTGGAGGTGACTTCGCCCATATGACTGGCCAGACGATGCTGTCCTGGGCGGCAGGCAACATGCCAAAAGTCTACAAAAAGCAGCTAGATGCTGACATGAGGAAGTTTGTTCCTGATTGGGCTGGGGTAGATGACCCTAAGAGTCTTGAGCAGTATGGCGCTTTGTCTGATACGCAGAGAAAATCTGCCATGAACATGATTGACGTAGAGTATCGCAACAAGGGCGGTATCTCTCAGACTCAGGCCAGATTAGCAGTGGCTGATCAGTCTCAACTCCTATCTCCCGTTAGTGGGTTTCAGAATGTCGGTGAAGTAGACTTACAGCGTGGCGTTCTTGAGGGTGGCGGAAACGCAACGTATCCTTATGGCTTAGCTGGAAAGTATTTGGGAACTCTCGATACTGATGTCACTGCTATGGATTTAAACCCTGAGCGGTATGCCAGAGCATTGAAGAAAGATGGAACCTTTGATGCCGGCCCTCAAGGTCCAGACTTCTTAGATACCAGAGCTGCTCCAAGAAGGGCTATGGAGGTTGGTTACTGGGGTGGCTTAATTGATGAGCCGTTACTTCGGAGCCTAAGCGAGAAAGGCTTTAAAGTTAACAGCGGCCTTGCTCCTGGTATTGCAACTGCTGGAGTTGCTGGCGCGTCTTTGCTTGGTAGTGAAGATGCTGATGCTGGCCCTGCTGGATTACTGCGCAATGTATTCCCTGCACCTCAGCGAATGTTTGACCCTAAAAGCAAAGACTTTAAGCCTTTCCTCAGCGAGTTTGAGCAACAGCCTGGCGGTCGATACTTAGAGATGGGTGAGAATGGCCCTGTGGACATAACTGGTGAGTACCCTGCGTCTGCTAACATATCTGTTGGACCAGACGGTAAGCCAAAGTTTCAGGTTGCAGGTGAGCAGCGTTCAGGCACTCCACCAAATCAAGGGCGAAAGATAAAGACCAACCTTTTTAAGAAAAAAGCCGGATGGAAATGGAGCCAAGTTCCAGAGGGTTATGACCCAGAGCCGGCAGGCAACTTCCCTATTGTTTCTGTGCAGGATGGTAAAAATCACTACTACACGGTTGATGCGCAATTCCCTGATGGAGTTGACTTGGCCAGATATGATAAATCTGCATCTGAACCAAGACTTCGCCCAACCAGGAAAGGATCTGTAGAGCTAGGTGAGCAGATTGGCGAGATTGATGTCAGAGGCAAAAAACATCCAGTCTATGGCAGCGCAGTCATACGCCAGGCTGCTCCTTTAGCTACTGCTGGATTGCTTGGGGCGGGAGTGCTTGGTAGTGAAGATGCTGATGCGTCTGTTGCTAAGCTTGCAGCTAGAGGCATGGAGTTGGTAGATGTAATTGATCCTGAAGACAGCCGGGTTGGACAATATTACTTGCAGAAGGGCGGCGACACTAAGAGCATTGGATCGGTAAAAACTGACTACGCTCTTGATAGCGGTTTTGGCGATGGGTACATGGCATCACAGCTTACTGAGATTGCCGAAGAGTATCGCAGAAGAGGTCTTGCCGGTGAGATGTATGACGCGGCACAAGAGATCAGTGGTAACCAATTAGTTCCTTCGCCTTACCTGTCCCCAGACGGCGCGGCTATGTGGAATTCTCGTAACCGACCACTTCTTGAGCAAGTCCAGCAAAAAATGTCATCGGAAAACTTCGACACCGTAGAAGATGTCTTGTACCCTAAAGGAAGACCGTCTCCTAATTCTGAGGCTGAAGAATACACTGAAGCGCCTGTTATCGAAGAGCAGTCATTTGGCAGCATGGTTCAAGAATACGGCGACATTAACCGAAGAGCCAAGGCAGCAGACGATCAGAAGTTTGGCCTATTGATGGCAGAGCGCTCAGATAGGGCTGGGATGAGCCGTAGAGACAGGAGAGGCAGCCCTGCAAGCCCCGATCTGCAAGAATTTACTCGGTCTAACGCGTTACCGTCTTTGTTGCAGTTCGCGTCTGGCGTTGGAGAAGGCGGCGTAGATTACTTGAAGGATACATTCTCTGGTGGCGGATATGTGACAGCCCCTGCTTACGCCTCTCAGCAGTACGAGGATATAAACAGGGCCGCAATGATGGCTCCAGAAGAAGCTAAAGCACCTCTAAGGGCAGATCAAATATACCTTGACCCTAGAATGGCTGAGGAGGCAGAGCGCCTTAGAAGGGCTGGTATGACTACTGCTGGTATATTGTCCATGTTAAGTCCAATTTAATGTTATAATCGGGAAATAATACTGGAGTACAGAATGGCATTAACAACCTACGCAGAGTTACAGTCAAGCATGGCGGATTTTTTAAACCGTCAAGACTTGGCTACTGCAATTCCTACGTTTATCTCTTTGGCAGAGGCTCAAATTTCCCGCGACATTCGTCATTGGCAGATGGAAAACCGAGCCACAGCGACATTGAACGATCAATACCTGACAAGACCAGGAGACTGGGTAGAAACTATTCGCCTGGTGATGCTTGGCAACGGTACTAGACCGCTTGAGTTTTTAAGTACAGCGGCAATGGACCAGCGCCGGGGCAATTCAGACGATGTTGCAGGAGAGCCAAGATACTACCGTCACATCGAAAACCAGTTTGAGGTATTCCCTAGCCCAAATGCAGACACGAGCGCGGAGCTGGTGTATTTCCAGAAGATTCCCGCACTGTCTGACGAAGCTACAAGCAACTGGCTTTTGTCGGCGGCCCCTGATGTTTACTTGTATGGCGCCCTAATACATTCAGCCCCGTATTTAGCTGAAGATTCTAGAATTGCTGTATGGGCTCAGTTATACAGTGCGGCAGTGTTAAGGCTTAATCAGGAATCTGACGCAGCAAAGTATTCTGGTACGGGCTTGGGCATGCGGGTTAAAGGTCTGGACACTAGCAGGTCTGCCAATTACTGGAGAGACAGATAATGAGCTTTACAGCATATTTAGAATCCAACCTTTTAAAGCATGTATTAGATAATGTTGCTTACGCATCTCCAAGCAATGTTTATGTTTCTCTGTGGAATGGAGATCCTACAAATGGAGGTTCTGAGGTCACGGGAAGCGGGTATTCTCGCCCTACTGGTTCATTTACAGTATCTGGCTCTGCGGCAACCAACAATAACAACATTGAATATGTAGCAACGGGCAACTGGGGGCTTGTGGATTACGTTGGGGTTTCCGATGCAGCTACTGGCGGCAATTTATTAATATCTACTGCTTTAACTAGCTCCAGGACAATCATTAATGCAGACATTGTAAGGTTCTCTATTGGCGATTTAGATGTTAGCTTAACGTGAAGTATAACCAGTTTTATTATAATTTTGGCGTATACGGCACTGAAGAAGAGCCATTTATATCTGCGCAGTCGGATACGGTAAGTTCTGCCAGCGGAGTGCTTGATAAGTTATTAGGTATCTTTGCGCTGTCTATTACTCAATCTATTATGAGCGCAAACCTAATCAAGCTATGGGACACCACACCCTTAAACCCAGCATCGTGGACAGATCAATCAGTGTCTCAGTCTGAGTGGACAAACGCAACTACGCCATCTACAGATTGGCACGATACAAGAACTTGAGGAAACAATAATGGCAACAACTAATTACGCATTTGTAACGCCAACTGTCGGCGCTGCCCTTAACACCTGGGGTGGTAATCTTAACGCTAATACTGAAAAGCTGGATGACCTTCTTGGCGGTGATCAGCCAATTGTTGGAATTGACATAAACAGCGGAGCAATTGATGGTACGCCCGTTGGCGCCAATACTGCATCAACAGGCGCATTTACTACCGTATCGGCTTCAGGCGGCGTTACAGGAGATCTCACGGGCAATGTGACTGGTAACGTAACTGGTAATGTGACTGGCAACGCAGACACCGCAACAGCGTGGGCTACTGCTCGCACTATCTCTTTGACGGGGACCATTACCGGCAGCACTAGCATTGATGGATCGGGTGATGTCTCGATAGCGACCTCTGGCGGCATAACCAACGATCAAATTATAAACCTTGTTTACCCGGTGGGCTGTTTATACGAAACCACTGTCGATGAAGACCCTAACACCACGTTTAGTCTCGGTACTTGGGAAAGGTATGGCGATGGTAGAGTTACTGTGGGTCAGGAGGCCGGTGACAGTGACTTTGATACTATCAATGACATTGGCGGTGCTAAGACTGTGGCATTATCTATAGCTGAAATGCCAGCTCACAGCCATACATACACGTTAGAAAATCCAAGCGGTTCCGGTAGTTCGGGCTCTGAGAATGGAGATTCAAGCTTTAGCACACCAAATACTAGCTCTGTAGGTGGTGGGGCAGCGCACAATAACCTGCAACCATACATTGTTGTTTATCGCTGGAAGAGGACTGCTTAATGTCTGACACTACTACTCCCGTATATGGCTTTGTATTGCCCGAACCAGACGGCTCAGATGGAACCTGGGGGATTAAGCTAAACTCAAACTTAACCGCCTTAGACGGCCTTTTAAGCGGCTCTACGAACCTACAGAATGCTTCCTTCACAGGTACTGCCAGCTTTGGTGGATCTACTGGAACAACAGGTCAGATTCTAAAATCCCAGGGAGCAGGGTCTAACGCTGTATGGGCTGATGAGTCAACCGCAGATGTAACCCTTGCTGGCAACAATACCTTTACTGGCAATAATACTTTTAACGCATCACTTGCTGCTCCAGGCGGGATTACTGCTGGCAGTTTCTTTTCAGTTGGAACTACTGGTATTGTTGATTTAACTAGAATAAAAGCAGGAGCTGGTAGTAGTGGCAGCCCTGCATATACATTTGGTGTAGATGAGAACACAGGAATGTGGCGAGCAGGGGCGGATCTTTTAGCTTTTTCTACTGCTGGCGCGGAAGCTTTAAGAATAATTGCGAATGGAAATGCAGGAATAGGAACTTCGAGTCCATCTTCTAAATTACAAGTAATTGGCACAATTGCAGGAACATCTACGGATTCTTATTCTCACAAGTTTAACTCAGGAACCTCTAGTTCTATAACCAATGAAATTAATGGAACTGGCGATGCTGCTGCAAAGCTATATTGGAAGAAGAATGATACCGATGTTTTAATGTCTCTCGATATGAGTGGCACTTTAGATGTTGATGGTGCTATAACTGCTGATGGTTTGACTGTTGATGGTGAAGTTGTAGCAGCTGGCCGCATAAAAACTACTAATGGATTGTTCCAAGCTGACGAGGGGAGTCAACGTTTAAGACAGTATGAGGTGTCCTCTGGCTCTGGTACTCAATCATTTTTACTAGGAAAAATTAAAAGCTCTAATAGTGTTGATGGAGGGATTACAGGAATTGTAAAGGCCGCTTATGACTATGGAACCCAAGTAACAAATGTAAACATTCACTTTACTTTTGCACAAAGATCAGGAGTTAATAGAGGGCATTGGTGGTACGAAAATACTGACGATGCCCCCGGCAGTGATGTTGTATCGGTTAAACTCATCGATGACGGCTCAAACAATTATTATGTTTGGCTGCATGTCGGAGATTATGTCCAATGCTTTGTCGAAACAACTTGGAGACAGGGTTCTAGCTCAGATATAACAGACTCAGGAAGTATAAGCGCAAGTACAATAACATCAGGTACAACCCTATTTGATACTGCAAATGACCCTACTTCAGAGCATCACATTGGCAAACTTTACGCACACAACGC